TGAATTTGGACGTTTGACATGATAGGACGTAAGATTTTGATGTGTTCGATTGCTTCCATTACTCTGTTTGCCATTTTATTTCTCCTTTAATTAATCATCCAATCCCAAACTTCGTCTTCAGACACTTTTCTTCCGAATTCTTTTTCACATGCTCTCCATGCTCTCATGATGTCAGCATGTTTTTTGGCAACGGCAGTGCGAGAAAGCTCACCATCGCAGCAAAGATTTTCAGGAGAAAGTTCCCCGGTAAGATACATGAATTTTTCTCTGATGGTCATGGGAACATATTTCTTTCCACTCTTTTCCGCAAAGAACTTTCGCATTCTTTCATGGTATTCCAGATAGGCAAATGGATCACGTTCCGTTCTGGTTCTCTTCCGCTTACGGTTCCCGATGCCCCGGCTGTTCTGCTCCTGAATTTTCTTCATCATGTTGGAAGTACATTTGTAGTTCTTCCCATCCTTTTCCAGAAGCCAAGAACGCTTGACGGTTCCCACGATCTTGTAATTTTCGCCATTGAGTTTTACCACGTCACCGATTTTCATTTTGCTTCCTTTCGTAATTTTTGGTTTCGTAAATAAGGCCACGTGCCATAAAGAACTTGTCTTCTCCGTTCACGATGAAAGCAGTGGCTTTTCTCTGCCATTTCCAGTTGTCCGAATAGTTGGGGCCAATCATTACCTTTTCTTTATAGACAATTCCGGTCTCTGCCAGTTCCAGAACCCGCTTGCGCCACTTTTCCGCTCTACGTCCACGTGTACGAATCCCTTCATCCAACGCACGTGCATTGTACCATGAATATTCGATTCCGAAACGTGTGGGTCTCTTGCCGAAACCCTTTTCCAGTTCTGCCTTGATTTTTTCGATGTCTACCTTTTTCATAATTATACCCACAGTTCATCGATTCCGTTTTTGGTGATCTGCACTAGGGTGTCTTCTTCGGCATCGATATCATCGATGTCTATCAATCCTTTTTTGACAAGACTTCCCAGAACACCCTTCACCTGATTTACCGTCAGTCCTGCATCTTCGGCAATGTCATCCACGAAAAGCCACGTTGCACTTTCTTCAACAGTTCGTGGGATGCTGCCATTGTTCTGATTGTACTCACTTGTGGCAATGATGTTCAAAACTGATTTTTCGTATGGTGTCATCATTAGTCAAAACTCCTTTCGCAGTTTTCACACACATCGTTCAAATGCTTGCTACGCTTGACTTTGCGGGAAAAGGCACTTCCGCAAGCAGCGCAAATCCGCTTCGCTCTAAGGTCTGCATCGATCTCCTGATTCTGTTTAACGTGTGCTTTTGTAAGGTATCTCATTATGACCAAATCCTTTCGATCTTCTCATTTAGGTCAAAAAGGAAACCATTGATTTTTTCAGACAGTTCTTCGTATCCAAGTTTTTCAGCTACCATATCAACAATCATCAAAATCTCAAAGGCCACAACACCCGCCAATGTGATTCCCATCAGGATTGTTACGATCATTTTCAGTGTTTCCATATTGCCCCCTTTTCTGTACATAATATAGCAATTTCTGGATACAATGTCAACACTTTTTTTCAAAAAAATAACCCCCCAATACCTAATGATATTGAGGGGTTATGCGCCTTCTCCTTGGCAATGCGTCTTTCCGGTTGCCATACCGGGGGCCTGTAGCTACTTGGATTTCTTGACGATTTCGACAGTCCAATCACGTGCCATGCAAGCGGTCTCGACCTGAGATTCCCGCAGCCATGAATCAACGGTATAATTGGTTGAATTCACAACCTTTTTTACCTTGAAAGGTTTGTCGCTGAAAGCAACACCGTGTTCCCTGTAATCTTCGACCACCAATTTTCTTGATTTCATACTCTCTCCTTTCATTTATGATGATTACTGAATCTAACACATTAGTATGGTAATGTCAAGTGTTTTTTCAAAATAAATAAAGGTGGGAGAATCAAAATGGAAACCTATAAAAAATATCTAATGGAGGGAAAAATGAGAACCCCCAAACAATATGTGAAAGACTACATGGAAAACATGATTGACAATGGTGATATTGAAGCGGAAGAATGGGGAGAACCAAAATACAAGACTTGGAAAGATTTTTTTCAGGCAGCAAGAAAAGGTGCATATGATTGGAGTGAAGATTTGTCATTCACTGGCATGAACTTTAAGCAGGAAGAAAAAATTACAAAGCTGAGAGATAAAATATTAAAGGTTCCAGATAGCGGTTTCTCACAAGAGAAAAAGATATTTAACAAAAGAAGAAAAAATGTTTGAAGACCTAATCACAAAAGAAGTAACAAGCAGCAATGCACATTCACTGAAAAAATTAGATGTGGATATTGAAAAATTTGAAGCCGATCCTTTCTGTCCTTTTTGTGGGAGCAAAGACGTGCAAAACACTGGTGGGGTGTTCATCCCCGGTAAACGCTTCAGAGCGACCTTCCACTGCTCATTTTGTTATAACGAATGGGATGTGATTTTTGACAAAGACACCAACGTAGAATCAGTTGAAGCTTGGTCTTAGATAGTAGCATTGCTAATGACGTTTATCAGAGAAGTATATCTAATCGTGTTTGCGAATAGAGGTTCTATATCTCTGAACGTCAGTGTCAATTCTACGTGCATTGGTCTACCAAATAAGTATGGTGGTTTGTAAGTAGACTGTATGCTTGTCAACGCTGCATATCTCATGTCTACTATTCTTGTATCCGGTGTGCTGTTGACGCTGAATACAAATGGTGGTTGATATGATATCGATCCAGTACCGGGAGATTCCGGTGCCGCATACTGTTGTAAAAGTTTTACTGTTCTAACAACATCCTCTTCTGCTGCAATATTCACAATATCGAATGTCAATGTAAATTCTCTTCTCTCGCTGTTCTGGTAAACAAGCGGTGTATCTACCTTTGCTCTAATTACTTCTGTTCCCGCAATGCTCCCAAGACTGTTGTACCATCTGGATGCTGATCTATCGGTATTGACAAGTTCTTTACCGGTGTTGATTCCTGCTCTTGCTACAGCATTCGCTTCTTCACCGATCTTTGCGAACTCTCTTACTTTCTCAGCGATACGTTTCTGAACAGATTCATATTCATCCCATGAATGGTTCTGTGTTTCCGGTATTTCTTCCGGTGCCAAGAATCTAAACACTGTTCCCTTTCTTCCCAATGTTGGAACACCTCTACTGATGGTTGTTTGAGAAGTAATTTCTCTTGGAACCAATACGATCCAATTGGCTGTTGCAAACAAGGCTTGAGGAACAGACCTTGAGGGATGCTGTATGTAAGGTATCGTTCTAGGTGGTAATGTTCTTGCCATATTTTACTCCCATAGTGCCAACGATATAAAATTATTGTCGTTCTGATCCGGTGGGTTTTCGGCAACCGGTTTTTCTTGTCTTGTCTGGTTTGTCAATGCGGTGGCTGTCTTTATGTTTATATCGTTTGCTCTCTTTTGTTCTTCTCTGTCCTTGTCTCTTTGTTTTCTTTCCATATCTTCCTTTGCCGCTCTACGTGCTGCTGCTTCTGCTGCCATACGCTGTTTGTCTTTCTCAATTTCATCAATTCTCTTGGTTGGCTCTTCTTCAGCAACCATTCCACCCAACTCTTCCTGAAGTGTTTTTACTCCCGGTATCCATTTAGGTAGTTTCATGATCCAACCGATCAATTTCTGAATCATGTCATTGAAGAAGGTAGAAATTCTTTCTCCCATATCATCAAAGAATGATGATACTTTCGCAGTGACCGGAGCAAGGAAATCCGCAACACCTGTTAATCTTTGCTTCAGAGAATTCATTCTTTCGTTGAACCATTCTCCTATAATTGGCCCAAGATTTAGAATTGCGGTTGTTATACCATCCCATAGCGACTTTAGAGAATTCATGATTCTGTTGCCCACACCACCCTCTATCTCAATACCGAATTGCTTCAAAACCCAATCTGCAATCCATCCAAACAATCTAACTGGTAGTCCTATGAAGCCATCAATTACTTCCCATAGACCACCCATAATCTTTTGTGCAATGGTTCCCTCTGTTTGAACAAATCCCTTGATGAAATCAATGACGCTAAGAATTATCTGCAAAGGCCACGCAAGGAATTTGAATCCTGTCTTGAACGCACTGAATAGAGTACCCAAACCAAGTTTCTGTGCAAAAGCGAATACTTTCATAAAAGGTGATAGTATTTTTGCAAAGAAATTATAAAGACCCGCAAAGAGTTTCACAAGTACTCCCGGTTTCAAAGCCTTGAATGCCGGGAGTTTTGTCAACCGTGCAAAGCTTACTACCTTTCTGAAGAAGGTTGTGAATACATCACCTATTTTATTGATTCCCCTAGCGATGGGCTTTATCTTTGTTAATGCGGCAAATAACAATGTAAAAGGAAGAACTATCTTACCAACGACTGCACCAAGCACTGCCGCCAATGCGATTGCTGCCATCCATAGAACACCCATAGGGCCTTTCTTCTTCTTAGGATCAAACTGTCTACCTGCTGCTTTTTCCTGTCTGTGAAAGTAGTCAACCATATCCTTCAAAAGACTATTTCTCTTTCTATCGGATTTGGTTTCATCCCTGCCGCCTGTGAAACGACCTATCAATCCTTTCAGTGGTGTCAGTGCTGCGCCTGTCAGTTTCTTGACATCTTCCAGACCCTTGCCAAGCTCATCACCTATGATATCAGCGGTGTGCCTTGCGGTGACTTGCTGTGCATCACTGAATCCCTTCTTGATAGCATCTTTTAATTCTCTGGTTATTGTATCTGGCATAGTATAAAAAAAGTCCAAAGGGTAATAGACCCTTTAGACTTTCATCCTTTTTGGTAAAGTACCAAAAGCGTGATCTACTTCGGTTTTACCTCAGTATTCATTTTCTTGAACAGTTCTGCTTCTTCTTTCTTTTCCTTTATATACATATTTATATATGCTTCTCTCTCAAAGTCTGGTAACATTGAGCTTTCCAGAAGCGATATTCCACATTTCGCCAAATAGTACTGTTGCCGTACTATTTCATGAATAGGGGTTTGCCCCCACAAGTGCCTAATTAGAAAAAAAAGTTCTCCATTGGTATGCTTACTATTTCTTCGTGACCACATCTACATTTCATTTCAAATGAAAAGTCAATTCCGAAATCATTGTCTGCGTACCAATCTTTTATCAAATCATATGCCGTTGTTGGTATATTTTCGATAAGATATTTCCTGTCTTCGAAAGACAAATCTTCCTGTGTTCCATTCGGTGTGATAACCGACTTTACTCCTGCTGCGTGAGTAAGAATTCCCATCTCTGCAAGTTTCTGGAACTCGTTCATTTTGCCCTTTGGCATATTCCTATATGCAGAAATTTGTTCCCCTCTCTTTATGTTGTCAAGCTCTATGGATATTGAATCCGTCAACTTTACTACATGATTGATCTTTTCTGGATATGGAATTACTTCCAGTTTGTTTAGATTAACGGTCTGCATATTCTGAGAATTACAAGATCGACATACATGGGTAAACTCATAGATGTTGCCCTTTGTTGCCTTTCTTATTTCGATCAATAGGGAGAACCTATCTTGTAAATACAAATTTCTTACGTCAAATCCTTCGGATGTTACAGAAGAAGTAATCAACTGATCTAATGCTTCATCAATAACAATCGGGTCAGTGCTGTTCTCAAAAGTGAGTAGCCGTTTCAACTGACCCGTTGTAATTGGTTTGAAAACTATTGTGTCTGCTGTACCCTGTAACTCACAAGTGAAATCATAGACGTTTAGAAAATCTTTGAAATCCACCTTTTTTTCTGACATTTTTCACCTCTTTTTATTTTCCTACTAATTTCCAAGTTATGTCTACAGCCTGTGCTATATTCATATTTCCATATTTCTCTTTGTTGGCTTTATCTTTTAGTGCATCGTAAATCTGTACCATTGCACTAGCAGTAAAGAGATCAAGAAGAACCCAACCTTTTTTCTTCTTGTATTCATCATCGTTACTGAATTCATTTGTCTTTACGTTTATATAAACGTATTGCTTGTTTTTGACAACATTCCTTGCAGCATCTATCCACTGTTGCTTTGCTTCTGTTAGATATTCAGAGAATCTCATTATTATGCTCCTGATTCACTATAATCCATTGTGTGATAGATATATCTCCAAGTCACGTCAAACTGTGCAATTTCTGTACTATCGTATGATAGTTCTACTGCACCTACTTCTCTAGGCCACGCACTATGCAGAATATATTCAAGAACTACTTCTCCATTGTATCCAAGAAGCTGTAGTCTTTGATCCATTTGGTATTGTTCTATAAGTGCATAAACATTGGTTTCAGGATTATGAATCAAATTGATCCAATTCTCAAATGTCTTTCTTATCTTTGCTTCCCTGTCCACGTTGAATGTCATGGTGAATTCATTAAACGTGTGTTTGTTAGCAAAAGGAAAGTCCATGCCCTGCCAATTTACCAACGTTTCTTCCAGAGTAGATGCCGGTAGGCTTGTTGCTCTAACAAGATACGTCATTCTATCAAGACCAATATCATTTGACACAAGACCGGGAAGTGCCGGTTTGTAGTAAAATAGATTTGCTCTTGCTCCGTCTCTAAAGTTATTTTTGAAACTTTCAATGTCGAATTGCATTTTACTCTCCTATATTATGCTGTTGGTGTTGCCGCTGCTGCTACTAATTCGGTGAATGATGCACCTGTCTTAGTTGCAATGAAGTTCAGCACGATAAATTCTGATGCCTTTGTAGGCTTGATGTAGATATCGCACCACAACTCATTTCTGTCTATTCTTTCTGGTGTGTTGTTTGTGCTATCACAAACTACCAAGAAGTCATAGATACCTCTTCTTGCTCTAACGTCTCTCAGAAATGGGGTGATCATGTTAATCAACTGCAATCTTGTAAAGGTGTCGTTAGGTTCAAACAAGAAGTATTTAGATGCTGTTGCTATTGCTTTTTCCAGAACCATGAACAGTCTTCTTACATTGATTCTATTGAATGCTGAAGACTTGTCAAGCAAGTTCTTCTGACCCCAGACAACCTTTCCTTGTCCTGCGAATGATACAATCGGATTGATACCATTCTTGTAAAGTATGTCTCTGCTGCCCTTTGATGGATTGAATGCAAGCTTTCTTACATTCTGGACGATTGCTCTATTCAACCCTGCCGGAGGAAACCAAGGATCGGAAACATCGTCTGTGTTTGCAAGAATACCTGCAACGTGTCCTGAAGCAGGAATCCAACGATATCTAGCGTTCCACTTATCGTATACTTCTAACCAGTTTCCGTAAATTGCAGCATAACTTGTGTTTACATTCAGGTTAGTGGTTGCATGAAGACCCAATCTGAAGTCTCTCATATCTGTGGTTTCTTGTCCTCTGTTGTTTACTACCATTGTCTTCGGAACGTCAAGAAGTGCTATACAGTCTTTTCTTGCTTCGCAAATTGATATCAGTTCTTGCTGTACTGTAGTTGATTTTCCAGAATCGATAAGGATATTCACATCGATTTCTTCTGGATCAAGATACAGGTTGTATGCTTCGATGATATTTGCATCTACTACGTTTGTGCTTGGTGTGTTTCTTCCACCACCAAGTTGATAGAAGTCATCAGTGAAAACATCACTCATGTCAGTGTTGTTTGCTGACGCTTTCAGATTTACTCTGATATATTGTGAGCTATTGTTGATCAAATTCTCACAGTAGATGTTTGTTCCTTCATCATCCAGTTTTCTTTCATCTGTTGATACCAACCACGCTTCCTTTGTTGAATATGGAATACTTGATTTGGTTATGTCTTCCTGTTCTGCAACGTTTACTATAAGCAAAAATTCAGTGTCAGTATTTCTATCGAAAGCTACATCGACATTGCTAATGTCTGTGTGAAGGTCTTCACTGATTCCGATAGTTGCTGCTGAATCACCGTCTCTGACTGCGTTATATGTGTTCTTTCCAACGATTCCTACCTTGATATAGTTGCCCCATCTTCCACGGGTGTTTGCAATGATTGAGATTTGTGCGCCTGAAGATTCTCTACTTGAAGAAAATACTACTGAATCTTCATCACCGAACTGGTCTGGGTCTTCTGAAGCAAGGTCATCTAATCTGAAAGAACCACTTGCGCCTGTTGTGTAAGAAGTTAAAGAACCTGCTGATGCAAATGCTCCATGTGTTCCTGCAAATCTAGCTTCTACTGCGAACGCTGCCGTACAGTACAGAGTATTGCCATATTTCAGATATCCGGTTGCAGATAGAATGTCTTCGTAAGAACCCGATGTTGGTTGCCCAAATGTCTCAACTAGTTCATCTACTGATGTAACCAA